CATATATCTAACTCACTGCGGTACCTTTCCGTGGAATTAGTCTCTCCGTTGACGCCGGGGTTTGAAGGTTCGGTCTACCGAAAGGGGATAAACCAGTTCAGTATTGATCAAATTGAGCTGGCACGCTTTGCGTGTGTAACTGCGAACAATAAAGGACGATTAGACATGACGGAAGTGATTCACTTGGGCGATAGCGTCTACACGGTGTTTGAATGCGGCATGGTAGCCGTGTCCAACGTCGGACCCGAAGTGAACGTTCGTGCGTATCTGGATAGTCTCCCTCACACAGGCTGGCAAGAGCTGGTTTTGGAAGCGGATGACGAACTGGATACTGGAGATGTGGGAGAGGACGTGGACGACCATGTAGTTGTCCAGCCGGTGCCTGTTAATGTCGAGGCACCCGGCATGGTTGGTGTGCGTCAATTCGCACTGCCGCAGGAAAGGGAAGTAAGCTGCTGGACTCCAGTCAAGCTATTCTTCCTCGACTTGTTTGGCTTGGGCGAGTTGGCGAATGAGTGGCGGCATGAAATTGAGTGGGACAGGGCGGTGCGTCGTGAGATGCTCACCGTTCGTCCTGAGTCAAACGCTGAAACTGAGTCGGCTGCGGCACAGACGGTGTTGGATGTAAACGTCGGCGAAGTCGGCCATGTGCCGCGGTTGGTCGTCGATGTGGTGGTGGCGTTGCGTATGAAGCTCGGTATGGGAGCAATGGATCGTAGCGTCGCCGGGAATGTGGCGGTAGTCCGCGCTGAGGCAGCTAAGATGTTGCGGGAGTAGAACGTGCGGCACAAGGATGCCGCTGCACACTTACTCGTGATAGAGCGCTGCTTTTTCGAGGATGATAGCCATTACCGCATCACCACTTGGCGTGCGCGAGCGCGCCGCCGCAGCCGGTTTGTGCGGGCATTCATCAGTGGTTCGGACCCTCCGGGGTTCGACTACTGAGGACGCCCAATCCGCCATTGTGGACAGGATACCGCTCATAATGTGCCAGAGAGCTCAATGTTCTGGCTGGCACAAGGGCGGGATCCTGCGTCGCGTCCGCGTCACTCCCTTGTTGTGAAGCGGAATGGGCAACCAACCAAAACAAGGAAATACCATGTGGTATCGCGCATGGGCCCCAACCACATGCTCGGGGTGTACAACAACGGCGTCCAATCGGTAGTACGGGCGCTCGTTGAGCGATACTTTCTTTGTAAGGTGGGCGGTGATTTTCTGCCGGCCCTTGAGACTGCAAGTCAGGATTGGACTGCTGTAGAGTTAGTGCAATTTCGACAGGGCGTTGTGGAAATAGTCCGGAAAACTGCGACCGTGATAACGCTACGTGACGTAGTGAATTGTTACCGCGGTCCCAAGTACCGGGTTTACTACAACGCCTACCGCAGTCTCATGCGGAAAGGTGTGAATAAGAAAGATTCGTACCTTCGCCCCTTTACGAAGTTTGAGAAGCAAGCCTTGGATAAGGCTCCGCGGATTATTAATCCCAGATCGCCCAGATACAACCTAGTCCTCGGGAAGTATTTAAAGAAAGCAGAGAAGCATTATTTTCGGGCAATTAATGAGGTGTGGGGGGCTCACACAACCCACACAGTGATCAAAGGGATGAATGTGTTCGAGATGGCAAAGGTCATGCGTGCGAAGTGGGACCGGTTTCAGCGGCCGGTTGCCATTGGTTTGGATG